TGGATGGAGCACCTTGCGTATCTGGAGGGGGAAGAGAAGCGTCGTGGGGAGGCTCTCGTAGCGGAGCTACAACCATACCACCAGATGTACCAGTCGGAGAAGTATGCCGAGCAGGAGGCTGTGTACAATACGAAACTGGCCCAGTATCAGGCCGAGAAGGACTTACGAGCGCAGCGTGGGGCAGAGTTCAAGAAGGCTATGATTGAAAACGGCAAGAGTAGCGGAGAGGCACAGAAGCTGCTCAACGCATGGAAGAAGGACAATCCACCCCCGAAGAAACCCCCGGCACCCGGCGATTTGCGTGAGGAGCCCATCAACCTTGGTTCCAGTAACCAGCTTGGTGGGGCGTTGAAGATGTACACGGTGCCAGTCAAGCAGAATGAGCTGGGTAACTTCTCCATCGACAAGGAAACCTTGAAGCTACTTTCTGCGGAGTTCCCCATATGTCAGGATATACTCGACTGGCGGGAAGTGCAGACGATACTCGAATCGTTTGGCACGAATGTTTTAGAGAGGGCTTCGTTCGACGGCAGGTTGCACCCCACATTCAAGCAGTACGGGGCAGTGTCAGGGCGTATGGCCTGTGCGGAACCAAACGTGCAGCAGATACCGGGGAACGAGATAGGTGGGGAGCTGCGGCGATGCTTTGTTGCCGGGCCGGGGAACGTGCTACTCGACTTGGACTATTCCAACATTGAGCTGCGTATACTGGCCGACTTGGCAAACGCCCGTGGGATGATAAAAGCCTTCCACGATGGAGTGGATTTGCACTCCGTAACCGCCTGCAAAATGTTCGGGTTCAACTACGATGATATGGTGAGGGTGCTGGCACTCGAACACCCCGAAGGAGAGGATGTCAAGAAAGCGGCTACCTACAACAAGCATCGCAAGATTGCCAAGACAATCAACTTCGGAGTTCCTTACGGGCAGTCTCCAGCCGGGTTTGCCCGCCACCTGAACCTTCCTTACATGAAGGCTAAGGAATACATGGAAGCCTACTTTGACGCCAACCCGGAGGTAGAGAGGTGGCTAAAGCAAAATTCCATGTACTGCCTGCGGCTGGGTTACACGGAGACATTGCTTGGGCGCAAGCGTTTCTTTGACGTACCTCGGATGCCCTTCAACCCGGACGATATACCCGACTACAAAAGGCAGATTGGCTCAATCAAGCGCTGGAGCAATAACCACCCCATTCAGGGGCTATCGGCTGACATCACCAAGCTGGCTATTGTCAAGCTGTACAAGGCTTTACGCGAGAGGGGGCTAAAGTCCAAGATGATTATGTTCGTCCATGACGAGATTGTAATCGAGTCACCTGTGGAAGAGGCCGAGGAGGTTATGGCCCTCGCATCCACAAAGATGCGAGAGGCCGGAGAATACTTCATCACCAAGGTGCCTGTGGAGATAGGCACCAAGAGTGGAGTGTACTGGAGTCACTAAGGAGTAATTACATGAAGATGTGGTTTTTGTCGACAGCAATACTGTTTGCGCTGGCCTTTATTCTTGGGCTGCACATATATCTCATACTACTCGTGGGGGAAACCTACGGGGGCGCAGCGGCTATATTGTACGGGTTCTCCCCGATTATTGTTGCCGTGCTTGTAGCATTTGTGGGGGTTATACATACTGCTCTAACGAAAGGCACAGATGAACACCAGAATAACACAGGAGTACATTGAAACTATAGTGGAGTCTTACTCACGTTCTGGCCCGCTAATATTGAAAGGCGATGCTAAGATTAGCAGGTTGCCGCAAATTGTACGGTGTGAGTATTGTAAGAGGGGGGCTTACGATACCCGGTTTGTGTGCGAAGGGTGTGGGGCGCCACTCCCAGTAGTAGAGCACCCCATGCTTCATTTATCTTACGTGGATAAGTTCGACGAAGATTTGATAGTGCGATTTGGTGATAACTAATGCTACACGAGGAGAACAAAGTTGAACCTGAAAAATAGTAGTACCAACGCTAATCCGTTTGTATTAGTAGAGCGGCCTTCGTTGGTAAACGTCGCCCCCGCGAACTTGCGAGGGCCAATCTCCTTATCCACCTCCGCCGGTGAGGGTACCTCTCCCAAAGGGGATAAAGAAATAGAGGACAACCGAAGGTTCCTGGAAACCTGTGGGGAGTTCTTTCTTTACTCGGAGATTGACGACAAAACCTACGAGTTAGCAGTCGCTATGCAGCGCTTCGCCCACTCCCACAAGGGTAAGAGCAACAAACCCCGTATCAAGCTGCACATTTCCTCCGGTGGAGGCAACATTGACGTGGGGTTGTCGCTGGGTGGGATGATTACCTCCATCAGGAACACCTACGGGGTTCTCACCGACACATACATACAGGGGCTGGCCGCATCCATGGCCGGTATCCTGGCCCAGTTCGGTAACCACCGCTACATCGACTCCAACTCCCAGTTCATGGTGCATGACATCTCCATAGGCGGGCGTTACAGGTTCGACACCCGGGACATTCTGGATTTGACTCACATGGTTGACAACACCCGTAGCATCATAGCCAACATTTACGCAAGACGTAACACAGCCGGGTATACCAGCGCAGAAGATTGGATTACCAAGTATATGAACGGGCGTGACTACTGGCTCACGGCTCAGGAGGCTCTGGATATGGGGTTGGTAGACTCTATACTACCCGATTGCCCGGAGATGGTGAATGAAGCTCAATAAGTGCATAAAAGAGAACCTCAAATATTTGAGGCGCCCTACAGCTATGTCTGTAGCCTTTGAGAAGTATTTACAGGATAAAGAAAAGGGTAAGGCTGGTTAGCCTTACCCCCTTTGGTTTACTGCGCTTTTCACAGCCTCGACACCAAACGTGTCGAACATGGCTTCCACAACCTTGTGTAGTTGGGAGTTCATGTATTCGTCGTAGTTTTGGGTAACCGTATACCGGTAGGCTACGTCGGTTCTGTCTTGCCTTAGAAGCCCCTTCTTCACCAGTCTCACAAGTGTGGTGGTGATAGTCGGATAGGAGGGCTCTTCGTCCTCCACAGAGCGCGACAGCATTTCTTTGAACACCTGGGTAACCGTGGCGGAGTTCTTCTGCCACATGATGTCCATTATTTCTTCTTCGAGGGAACCCAGGGCATTGATTCCCTCTATATCCAATCGGTTTGATTGTCCTCGAAGTACCTTCATTTCTAGTTGCTCACTCGTCATTAGCATTTATTGCCCTCCTTTGATTATACGTCTAACGTTACTCCTTGGGTAGTGGTAATAGTTTTCCACATTTAGTATACCACTTATCCACATACATTGCAATATCTGTGCCACAATAAATCCCCCTTTCCAATATGTCCTACCCTAAAATAGACGCCTCCGAATACAGCAGCCTGTTAGAGCGTGTATATACGCAGATACAGATAATGGTTGAGGACGGCAACCCGGTTGACATTGTTACGTTCATCGAGAGCAAGGAGTACCTGGGGCAAACCCTGTACCCGCGCCAGCGCTTACTACTCAAAATTTATTATAAATTAGATTTATCTTCGTACCCCTGCTGGTGTCTACGCGAGAGTAAAGAGAACATCGGCAACCCCGATTGCAACCTGTGCGCAGGTTCCGGCCTCTACGATGAGTTGTCGGACGTCAAGCATCTTCTATCCTGCAAAAATAAATATGCCAAGCTGCACTTCCCGCTACTCTGCCGGCACCATGTTCTCGGCGAGTGTACCAACGAAAAGTGCCATCTGGTTAAGTATTCTCACGACTATAGAATCCTCCCCGACGACGAACTACGCCAACGGCTACAGAACCACCACGCCCATATTTTCCTCGGCATAGCCGGGAGGCGTGGTTCCAAATCGGCCCTCGGCGCCTTTATCAACGCTTACGAGCAGTATATGCTCAACCGCGACGCCAACCCACAGCTAACCTGGGGGCTGCTCCCCGGACAGGCGATTGGTACCGGCAACGTAGCTGCCGACGAGCAGCAGGCGTTGATACTCTTCAAGCAGTTCAAAGCCATACTCGACAACTCCCCCTGGTTTCAGAAGATACGCTACCGAGCGCTGGAAACAGTCGTAGAGTTTCCTGGGCGCTCTCTGTACGCCCGTTCCATGCACTCCAACTCCTCCTCGGTGCGTGGACAAACCCTCAAAGCCATCTTTCTGGATGAGTTCTGCCACTTCAACCGCACAGGCGGCAAGCTGTCGGACAAGGCCATGTGGGCGGCTCTCGCCCCGTCTGTCATAACCTTCAAGGGGCTCGCCCGTATTGTAGTGTTCTCCTCCCCCCTCAACAAGGCCGGGCAGGCTTACGAGCTATTCGAGCTGGCCGAGAAGGGCGAGGCTTTACATGTTATAGCCGTCCAGCTGGCTACGTGGGAGATGAACCCCACAGTTACGCAGGACAACCCAGAAATCGTATCCGCTCGAATGCTTTCTCCAGAATATGCGGAGATGGAATACGGTGCCCAGTGGGCCGAATCCGCAGGGCAGTTCATACCCGAAGAGGCCATCGTGGCCTGCGTCGACAAGAATGGCCGAGGCGCCAACACCTTCGGCCTGCCGGACGTCAAGTATCAGCTACACCTAGACTTATCCAAGAGGCGCGACAGAACCGGCCTGGTGGTTACCCACTGGGACAGGGAACGCAGGAAAGTCGTGGTTGACTTGGTAGTGGAATTTGACCCGCAAAAAGGCCCGGACTTCGGACACAACGGCGATGTTGTAAATGAGTTAGGAGAGATAGACGTTGAGAAGCTGTTCGAGTATGTGCGAAATCTGCACACGCTACACAAATTCCACTTCAACTCCATCACCTGCGACCAGTTCAATTCAGTATGGCTGGTGCAGGCACTACGTAAGCACTTCGGCGACGTCAAGGGAGACTGGGTTGGGGAACTCCACATCACAGATAAGCTCAACCGCGAAGCCTTTGGAAATCTACGTTCCATCATCGTCCAAGGCGGCCTCGACTTATACCGCCACCACGAACTTATCTCCCAACTTACCCTTCTCGCCCAGATAATAAAAGACTCCGGCGCATGGAAGGTTGAAGCCCCTCCCGGCTACCATGACGATTTGGCCGACTCCCTGGCTTTCGCTGTGCTGCGCTGCCTGCAACTATCTCTCGGCATAACCTCTGGCATAGTGCTGATAGATATGCCCAAAGAGGAAAAACCGGAAGCCCCCATACCAGAAGAGAATGTATACGACGAGCGCAAGCGCATCGTACCACAAGAATTATTCGAGGCCGGTGTGCGCCACTCCCAGGATTGCCGCCCAGACTCGTGTGTTTATAACTGCCCCGTATTACAAGCCCACATGCGAGCCCATAGGCACAGTCCTGCGGGCCCATAGCGCTCACCGGAGAAATTTGAAACATGCCAACGAACTCGATTGACATGATAGTTGAGGATTCCGCCAAATACTATCAAGACATCTCCGGCTTATTCCTACCCAAATTCAAAGCCCAGGAGTCCAACTCCAAGGCGATAGCTGTCAACCACGCGGCCATGCCGCTGACGTTTGAGCAGCACGTCCGTGCCCAGGTGGAACAGTCTCGACGCAGATATTTTATTTTCCACGAGCTGTACCGCCAGCACGTTTGGACTCGTGCCGTGGTTGACTATATTGTTCGCCGCGGCAACAAAGGCCAGGACAGGCTGGTGGATGAGGCCGACCCGCTCAACCCGGACATCGCAAAGATAAAGAAGTTCTTCAAAACCTGCCACAGACTAAAAAGTTTCAAGCAACTCAAAGCCTCCGCCATGCGCGACGTGCTGGTTCAGGGACAGGCGTACTGGTTCATCGAGAAGAATGGCAAGGGGGAACCCATAGCCCTCCACGAGATGGACGCCAGGATTTCCTTCCCCATTACCGACTTGCACGGCATGGTTATCGCCCACGTACAGGTGTACAACGGGCAGGTAGTGCTGTTCGACACCTCTGAGGTAATCTACTTCTTCACCTCGAACAACGGCTCCCTGCCTAACTCCATCTCTCCGCTGGAATCTCTGGTAAATCCCATCGCCGCCGAGCTGAACGCTCACCTGTACAACGCGATGCTGTTCGAGAACAACCTCAACATAGGTGCGGTATTCTCCATACCGGACGCAACCGACGAGCAGATTGAGTCCAACAAGGAATACCTCCGCGACCAGTATTCCACCCCCGCAAACGCCCACCGGCCTCTCATACTGAAAGGCGACGCCAAGTTGCTCCGTGACGGGGCACTGGCCCTCAAAGACATCAACTTTACGGAGATGATTGCACTCACGCGCCACTCCGTGTGCG